GGACGGTGCCCGTCCCAATCTATTTTCAGTATCACTTTCATTTCCAGTTATTGCAGCAAACGGAGTTGCTTCTGGCCAGAAACTAACATTTATGGCTAGAGCAGCACAATTACCAGGTTCTACAATTGGACAAGTTCCAGTTTTCTATTTTGGTCGTGAAGTAAAGTTTGCAGGTAACAGAACATTTGCTGATTGGACATTACAGATTATCAATGACGAAGATTTCACAATTAGAAATTCTATGGAATCTTGGATGAATGCTATCAATAGTCATAGAGGTAATCTTCGTAACACAAACGCAAAATCTCCTGTATCGTATACATCAGATGCTAAAGTTACGCAATTTGGAAAAACTGGTGACACATTGAAAGAATACAACTTTATTGGAATGTTCCCAACAGATATTTCACCAATTGATTTGGATTGGAGTAGCAATGATTCTATTGAGGAATATCAGGTAACATTTGCTTACCAATGGTGGGAATCAGTTCCAACAACCACCTAAATATTTTGTGGTTCTAATTGTGAATAAGGTAATATAATGGCAAATAAATTTAGTCTTTTTGGTTTTACCATAAGCAAAGATGAAGCTGAGCAAAAAAATGCTCAGCCATCTTTCACGCCACCTAATAATGATGACGGTGCATTAACTATAAGTTCCGCAGCGTATTATGGAACATATGTTGACTTAGATGGTACTGCAAAAAATGAAGTAGAATTAATTTCAAGATATCGTGAAATGGCGATGCAACCTGAAATCGAATCAGCAATCGATGATATTGTTAATGAAGCAATATCACAAGATGATGACGGAACAATTATCAAAATTGTTTTAGATAATCTTAAACAACCAGAAAAAATCAAAAATGCCATCAAAGCAGAATTTCACACACTATTAAAATTGTTAAATTACAACAATATGGCGGCTGATATTTTTAGACGTTATTATATTGATGGTAGATTGTATTATCATATCTTAATAGACCGTGAAAATCCAACGCAAGGCATAAAAGAACTACGTTATATTGATCCAAGAAAACTGCGTAAAGTGAGAGAAATCAAAAAGAGAAAAGATGAACGAACTGGCGCAGAAGTGATGGATACTGTAAATGAGTATTATCTTTTTAATGACAAACTCGTTTCTACATCTTCTTCTAATTTTGGTCCTGTTGGTGTCAGAATCACTACAGATTCTATCATTTCTGTTGTTTCTGGTCTTATGGATTCTCGTCGTTCAGTTGTACTATCATATTTACATAAAGCAATCAAGCCTTTAAATCAGTTGCGTATGATTGAAGATGCAACTGTTATCTATCGTATCTCAAGAGCACCAGAAAGAAGAATTTTTTATATTGACGTTGGCAATTTACCAAAATTAAAAGCAGAACAATATATGCGTGATATTATGGTTAAGTATAAAAATAAACTTGTCTATGATGCAAATACAGGTGAAGTCCGAGATGATCGCAAATTCTTATCAATGATGGAAGATTTTTGGTTGCCTCGCCGTGAAGGTGGTAAAGGCACAGAAATTAGCACATTGCCAGGTGGCCAAAACCTAGGCGAACTAGAAGATGTTAAGTATTTTGAAAAGAAACTGTACAAAGCTTTATGCGTTCCAATTTCCAGATTAGACCCAAATAGTGCAGGGTTTTCATTCAATCGTGTTACTGAAGTCACAAGAGATGAATTAAAATTTTCTAAATTTGTCGAAAGAATGCGTAACAAATTCTCTGATTTATTTGATCAGACATTAAGAGTGCAATGCGTTCTAAAAGGTATCTGCACAGAAGAAGAATGGACAGATTTTAAAGAATACATTTATTTTGATTTTATTAGAGATAATAATTTTACTGAAATGAGAGAAGCGGAGTTGATGAAAGAAAGATTAAGTTTGTTGCAACAAGTTGACAATTATACAGGACGTTATTTTTCACAATCTTGGATTCAAAGACATGTGTTAAGACTAACTGATGATGAAATACAAATAATGCAACAAGAAATGGATGAAGAGAAATCATTAGGTTTAGGGTTGCCAGTTGATGTTACAAATAATATAGCACAACAACAAATGATGAATATGACACAACAAGATAGGCCGCCTGTACCACCACAAGCAGCACAACAATAATATATTATAAATATTTAAACTGGAGAAAATTATGTCTGATACAAGAAATATTATTGATTATGCATATGAAGATAATGGTGTAGAATTTCGAAATGCACTTTACTCTGCAATACATGATAGAGTTTCTGCACATATCGAAACAAAAAAACAAGAATTGGCACAAACTTTGATTGGCGTAAACCAACCAGAAACAGAAGAATCTGAGGAATAAAAAATGGCAATTGCAAATAGTTCACAAATATTAATTGATACAAATAAAAGAACTGTAATCAAAAGGGTTGGCATATTGGATTCAGACGAAACGTCTACAGTTTGGATAGACCCAAGAGCTCTTGCATTTGCATTAAATGCAAACAATCAACCATATCAAGCAGGCAATACGACTGCGCCAGAATTTGCAAATTCAGCATTTACTATTTCTAGAGTTATTGCTTCTGTTGATGACACCGTAGGTCATTTACAATTAGTTTGGCAAGGAACAGTTTCCGATAGAACAGCATTTGCATTTGGGGTTGGTTCTATAGATACAAATCCACAATATCAATTGCCAGTAATTACAAATAGTGCAGTTGGACCAACAGGCAATTTATTAATTAAAACAGTTGGAACAACAGCAAATGCTGCATATACAATAATTGTTGAGTTACACAAAGACAATCGTTTCTATGATGCTGGTTGGGGAAGAGATCCTGCTGCATTTAATTATGGTCCATATGCAGTAAAACCATAAGAGATATTCATGAAGTTAATTAAAGAAATCTTTGAAGAAGTAGAATACATAACCGAAGAAACAGACGGTAAGAAGTGCATGTACATTTCTGGACCTTTTCTTGTGTCTGAACAAAAGAACAAGAACGGAAGAATGTACAAATATGATACTTTAAAAAAAGAAGTTAATAGATATACAGAAGAGTATATTAGAAAGAATCGTGCTTTTGGAGAATTAGGGCATCCAGAAACACCAACAATTAATCTAGACCGTGTTTCACATATGATAGTTAGTCTATCAGAAAATGGAACTAATTGGATAGGTAAAGCAAAAATTCTTGACACACCGATGGGCAACATTGCTAGAAATCTTATTGAAGGCGGTGCACAACTTGGTGTGTCATCGAGGGGTATGGGGTCACTAAAAAATGTTAACGGTGTTAATATCGTTCAAGGTGATTTTCATTTAGCCACAGCGGCAGACATTGTAGCAGACCCTTCTGCGCCAGGTGCATTTGTGCATGGCATCATGGAAGGAAAAGAATGGATGTTAGTAGATGGCGTATGGACTGAAATAGATCACGTTGAAGCAATACAAGAAATTCGTAAAGCTTCTAGAAGTGAAATAGAAAAAGTAAGTTTACGCATTTTTGAAAACTTCATAAAAAAACTTTAATTATAAATATACAATATAGGAAACAAGGAGTTCTTCAAAATGGGAAAATTTAATCTATCAGAGGCCGCTAAAGAAGTTCTTGATGCATCTGTTGCATCGAAACGTGGTGGACAAGATAAACCAGCAAGACTACAAGCATCTGTTGCCTATGGCACAAAAGATGTTGGCAAGATTGGCGATGACCCTGTGGATAATAACGCAGAAGAATTGCCCAACTATATTAAAGGTGTTCCTTCTGCAACGCCTCCTGGTGCCACACCTCCTGTCGGTCAACAGCCTAGACCACAATTATCACCACAACCCCAGCAATCTGCTGGTCGTAGTGATTTAGTTCATCCGGTTCAAGCAGCTGGTAACGATTATGCATCTCTTAGAGACAGAGTTAAGGCAAAGTTAGCACCACAGACTTTCCAAGCAAATCCAGGTGCCACATTCCAATCTTACGGCGAAGAAACTGAAGTAGAAGATGAAGACGTTATTGAAGAAGCCGAAAAAGAAGAAGGTGGTCACGAAGATGCCGCACAAGATAAGAAAATGATGAAAGCTATGATGAAGAAAAAAATGAAAGAAGATATGGATGCCTTAATGCAAGGTGAAAATCTTTCTGAGGAATTTGTATCTAAGGCCACAACAATTTTTGAAGCAGCAGTTAATGCTCGCGCAGAAGAAGTTATTTCTGAAGTAGAAGATGCGTTGCTTGAAGAATTCCAAGTTGCAGTAGAAAATATTAAAGAAGAAATGGCAGAAAAAGTTGACTCGTATCTCAACTATATGGTTGAAGAGTGGGTTAAAGAAAACGAACTTGCCATTGAAAAAGGTCTTCGTGCTGAAATCGTTGAAGAGTTTATTGAAGGGTTGCGTGACTTATTTGTCGAACATTATATTGACATTCCAAAAGAAAAAGTTGATATTGTTGACGAATTAGCAGAACACGTTAATGCACTTGAAGAAGCACTCAACGAAGAAATCAGTCGTGGTGTTCAATTGATGCGCGAATTGAATGAACACAAAAAGCACGAAGCAATTTATGAAGCATGTGAAGGATTATCGCAGACGCAAGTAGAAAA